CTGTGAAGCTGTTTTGATACGGCATGAGGTTTTGTACAATGACGGACTCTGTGATAAATGCATCACTCGGCGCCTCAAAGAATCCAGGCAAAAGAGACCCCGACGGCCCAGCGGAAATTATATCCCGCCTGGAACAGTACAAGGACGATAATCCAGAGTGCATTGAGTATTGGGTCGAAACCGATATTGATGCGTCATACCTATTGCTGGCGATGGCTGCATCGCTGAAACACCTAGAGATCGACGTGAATAATGACAAGGACCGCATTAAAACACTTCGCCACTATGCCCACGCTTACCGCACAGCCGTTCAAAAGGGCAATGCAATCAATTATCTGAACAGCCTGACCGATGAGGATGCACTGTCGATCTACGGCATGCGGATCCGGGCCAGGAAGACAGTCCATTGATCATCGTTTGCCCGACTGTCCCGCACACTGGCACGCATTTCATGCGTAAGCTGCTCGAGGGTGCCGATGTCGAACGGGTGGTTATTGTTCATCCATACCCAGATCAGATTGAAAATCTCACAGCGCTAGTAAAGGCCGGTAACCCTTGCATTATTCCCCTGCGACATTCGGAGGCTGTACGCGCTTCCTGGAAGAAATACGGCAAAGATCTTAATAATTTTGGCGGGATGAGCTTTGGTGAGTGGTATACAGCCCGCGATCGCATCGCTGATGCAGCAACCAGATTATTCTATCTTGAAATCGACAACGATGAAGACCCCTATCCGCTAGCCAAAATGGAACGAGACGAACAACTGGCGTCGATCAATCGCGAGCTCGGCCTCGAGCTGGTGACAGACTGGGAACCGGTACGGCAGGCCGACGCATGAGTAAATACGTCACCATGATCGGCCAAGATGACGCCCCTCACTTGAATCCGCCGGCGATCACCGTCGAGGAGCGCGAGGAGTTGTTTGCTGGAATGACGGAGGGAGAGCGCCAGGCCCGTGAAACTGGGCGGCCAGCGCTCGGGGCGGGTGCGATCTATCCGATACGTGAGGAAATGCTATTTATCGATCCGATACCGATCCCGAACTGGTGGGAGTTTGCCTACGCGCTTGATCCAGGCTGGAACGTGACCGCTGGCCTGGTATGCGCGAGGAACCCCGATACTGATCAGCACTACCTGGTGGCTGAGTATTACGGCATGCGGGACCAGCCAGTGATTCATGCCTCGGGTTTAAAGGCGATGCTACCCTGGCCAGAGTTGATCGGTTGTATCGATCCTTCCGGCGATAATGTCGGCAACCAGAAAGACGGCACCAAAATGAAGGAGGAGTACGAGGACCAGGGGCTGATTCTACAAAAGGCCAATAATGCCGTACACTCTGGATTGCGTCACTGCCTGATACTGATGCAGACCGGCCTGCTCAAGGTGTTCAATACGCTGGTCTATTTCAAGAAGGAATTCCGCCTGTACCGTCGTGACGTGAAGGGCAAAATCGTGAAACAGAATGATCATTTACTGGACGACATGCGTTATTTATTGAACACCGACGGCGCATTTCAAACCCGACCGATCGATCAGCCTGGCCGCCGTGCTGGTGGTGGCGAATGGTAACCACGGAGATTTCATCATGGCATCATCAGTAAAAACACCAGGCACTAAGCCCAACGAGATCCCGGACCAGGCACTCACGGTTGACGATGAAGGCAAAAAGCGCGAGGGTGAGGCGATAATGCGCCACCGGCGCCAACGGTTCCAGGTCATGCAAACTTTCTGGTCAGAGATCCATAGCCAGGGACTCAAAGATGATAAATTCGTAGCAGGTGAGCACTGGGATAAGCAAGTTAAACAGGAGCGCGAGGAAGCCCGCCGGCCGGTACTGACTTATAATCTATTACCGGCCTTTAACCGGCAGATTACCAACCGGGTACGCCAGGATCGTCCGACGATCAAAGTCACGCCGATCGAAACCAATGCTGGTGCGGATCCCCGTCTCGCCAATATTGCCGGCAGCAAGGACTACAGCATGGCCGAAGTCTATGCTGGCATTATTAAAAATATCGAGCACGTCAGCCGTGCTGACCAGGCTTATGACACGGCGCTAAAACATGCGGTGGATCATGGATTCGGATATTTTTACTTGATACCTCAATGGTCGAAGCTGGACCCGTTTGTCCAGGAACTCGTTATCCACCGAGTGAAAAACAGTTATTCGATAATGCTGGATCCGGATGCCGAGGAAGTGGATTTTCGTGATATGCAGGATGCCTTTATGTTCAGCAATATTAATAAAGATACCTTCCAGGCCAAATATCCAGGTGTACCATATACGGAATTTGCAACCACGGCGATGGGTACTGCCTATGAGGGCTGGTACGACGCGCAGCATGTTCGAATCTCGCAGTACTTCTATCTTGATCACAGGGACGACGAGGCACTGATGATGTCTAACGGTAAGATTTTCTACCGTTCGGACGTTGAGAAGGTACTTGATGATCTCGAAAATGAATTCGGGGTCCATATCATGACAAATGACTCGGGTGATGAAATGCGCAAAAAGGTCAAGCGGCCGGTTTGCATGTGGGAGAAGATGACAGCCGATCAAATCCTCGAGGGCCCGATCGAATTGCCTTTTTCCTCGATTCCCATTTTCCCGGTACTGGGTGAGGAAATGCTGGTTGACTCTCGGACACGCTACGAGTCAGCGATTCGCCATGCCACCGACGCGGCGAAATCGTATAACTACTGGCGAACAGCCGCGGCCGAAACGGTCGCGCTGGCGCCTCGAGCTCCGTGGATGATAAGCAGTCGCCAGATCAAAGGTCATGAGCATATGTACGAAAATGCTAACACCGATAACCATCCCTATTTGCTATACAATCATGTCGAGGGCGAGTCGCCACCGAAGCGGCTGTTTGCGTCGACGGTGGCCGCGGCTGAACTCCAAAATGCAAGCCAGGACGCGGTCGACATGCAGACCATTATCGGACTGCACGATGCGAGCCTGGGCAAGGAGAGCAACGAGAAATCCGGCAAGGCGATCCTCGCCCGGCAAAACCAGGGATCTATCTCTACCTTTCAGTTTCCGGACAACCTGGGCCGCGCGCTCGAGCAGTGTGGCCGATGCCAGGTAGAAGCCATTCCGCGAATCATGGACACCAAGCGCATTGCCCGGATTCGGCTACCCGATGGTTCTGATGACTTCATTATGATTAATCAATCTGTGAAGGATAAGGAAACCGGCGAGGACGTCCTGGTCCACGATATCGCCTATGGTAAATACGACGTCACCCTGGAAACAGGACCGAGCTACGCAACGCAGCGCCAGGAGGCGTCGGCCCTGCAAATGGACCTATTGAAAGTCCTAGGACCGGATCGAGCGGCCAACATTGTGCACTTGATTGTTCAGAACCTGGGTGTTCCGGGATCCGAGGAAGTGGCGGCAGTACTGCGCAAAATGCTACCCGATGCCCTGAAAACCGAAGACGAGAAAATGGCTGATCTGCCGAAAGGCATCACCAAGGATCCAGAGTCTGGCCAGCTGGTCGATGAGGATGGTAAACCCTGGCAGCCAGAGCCAACCCTGGATCAACAGTTGATGCAAAAGCAACAGGAAATCGACGAGCTCAAGGCCAATGTTGAGCAGCAGGAAGCTGCGGCCAAAAGTAAGAAAGCCGATGCTGATATAGCTGCTGCGAACGCGAAGCTGGCAGAGGCTGAGTTGGCAATGGAGCAGCTGAAAACTGGTGCCGGTGAACAGCAAAAAACGGATGACATGATGACCCGAATCAAGGAGATCATCGAGGAGACCATGGACGATCACGCCACCAACCCGAATGCGCATGCAGCCATGAACATCGAGGAGAAAATAGCCAATGCGATTGTTGAGGCCTTGAACCGGGTCCGGGGCTTTGTCGATCGACAGGTTAAGGATGGTGCAATAGTGCCGGTCGATTCACCCAGCGCATCAGATGGAAACAAAACGGATACCAAACAGTCACAAGAGCCCATGATGGGGCCGATTATATTCAAGGCCGAACCGGTATTCCAGGAAGCCAAGAAACCAGACCGAATTAAAATAGTCCCTGCAGACGATGGAACCGGCGCCATGATCGCGACGCCGGAATGGAACGACGACGACGCCGAGCAAGGTTGATTTACAATAGGGATACGCGCATCATTCGCGCCATCCCGCCAACAACCAGGAACTAAAATTATGCACTTACGCAAAATAATGACCAGGAACCCTGAAGGAGAGTTGCTCTGGGCCGGATTGCAATTGTTGAAGCTGGCGCCGTCCCGCCGGCATCATTTCAGCCCTACCCAGCTTGCTCTCTGGGAAGCTCGCGGATTCTGCGAAATAACGGATTCCACGATCAGGCTCAAGACTGTCGACGGGGATATGGTATTCGATATTGATCACGAACCTGGTCGATATTGCCTGCACTGTGGCGAGAAGTTGCACAACGAGGAGGAGGATCCTGGCGCGATCCCGCAAGGTGATCTGAGACTCGGCGCAGCTGCCAGGAAGCACGTCAAGGAAAAGCACGCCGGCAAAAAGGCGACGCACCCGAGTTTTCCGCATGGTTACAAATTCAAACATTATTACGGCGCCACAGCTCGCAAGGAAGTGCCCACGATTAATCCAAAAGCGAAGCAAATCGGTCGTATTGAGAGGGTGGCATCATGAAACTATTTGCAGATATGATGGCTCACGGCGAGTGGGTAAACACGTACTGTGCCTATCAATGGGATCCGGAAACACAGCGATACAAGGAAGTTAAAAAGCAGGGATACTGGCACAAAGGCCCTTTAACGCTCGCCGCTGATTTCGTGTTTAACTCAGCGCTTGGCCGTGTCACGCAGCTGGTCGATAACGTCGAACAGAATTCTCCGGCTGCTGCTGTCCTGCGCATGCACGCCTGGGTATCAACCCAATCCGACGACACGCTAAACAACGAAGCCACGATAGCTGATGTCGAGGCCGTCGCATTGACCACAGAAGCGACGAACAGCGGGTATGTGAATCAGGTGATGGATGAGACCGATATCACGATCACGGTCAACGATACGACGAACCTGGTTGACATCGATCTCACGGATCAGACTTTCACTTCTGTCAGCTCCGGGGATAACTGGACCGATATCACGATCTCTTATGATGGTGCGGGTACTGACACTGACTCGGCCACGCTGGTGCTAACCTGGCATGATTTCGTTGTCTCCCCAAATGGCGGTGATATCACTGCACAACCATCGGCTACAGGGTTTTACCGGGCGACATAATAGCAATAGCATTCGTGTCCTTTGGCATCGTTATCACATGAATACGGGAGCGGATGGTGAAATGCTACGGCAGAAATTTAGACGATCATTGCTGTTACATTGCCGGGAAGCCGTGCCCTTTTTTAGAGGAAAACACTGAGGAAGGGCAGCGGTGGTCGTGCCAATTGAGGCGCGAGACAGGTTCGTGGGAAGCTGCAATAGCTGATCCTAGATATAATACTGGCAAGGGTTCCCCTGGTCATGCATTCCGTAATACAGCGTATATAAATTGCCGGGACTTTCAATGTTCAGCTTGTGCGCGCGTGGAAACTGGAGAAATCACACAACAAGAATTTGATGCTATGAGTGGCCCTTATAAGAGGGTGCCAGTCTAATGCCTGTTGCCTTTATAGTCCCCACTGGGATTGATCTGGGAGATAATATAGTTTCTGGTGATGAAACTGATATTGACGAAACAGTTGCATTAGCCGATGGTAACTTTATTGATTTTCAAACGAATGCTTGGACGGAAAATTCCGGGTTTACGGATTTCTTTGCAGGAACTTTGCCGGGTTCTGCAATAAGCATAAATGGTATAATTATAAGAACTAGAGCCAGATTAACGGGCGGTGATGATGATGATAACGATCTGCTTGTTGATCATCAAAATTTGGGTTTATCTGGTGGTCCCGTAACGTTTACCAACGCGGACACGGCATTCACAAACAGAGAAGTAACACTGACTGGAACAATGCCAAGTGTTGCGACGTTTAACCAAACAGCTACTCAATGGAGACTAAGTACAAATTTTAATCAAGTTATGGGGCCTGATGGCGGCCACTGGGAACTTGATACTTTAGAGTTTGAAGTCGATTACGAAGAAGGCTCGCAAAATATTACAGTCGATCAGGTAACGGAAACCGATACGGCACAACCGTTCACTGTTCTTTCCGATCAAAACATCGCTGTTGATCAGATCACGGAAACAAATATAGCCAATGCGTTTGCCGTCGCTGCAGTTATTGCAATCACATTCGGGCAAGTCACCGAGATTAATACAGCCAATGCCTTTACGGTGGTCCCTGGCAACATTGATATCCCGGTCAACCAGATCACCGAGATCGACACGGCCAACCCGTTTACTGTCGCACCCGGGAACGTCGATGTCGTTGTCGCACAAATAACAGAAACTGACACGGCCAACCCGTTCACGATCAGCCAGGGGGCGGTCATCGCATTTGGACAGCCCGTTGAGACCGACACGGCCAACGCTTTTACTGTCGTGCCTGGTAATACCAATATCCCGCTGACGCAAGTAATCGAGACCAACATCGCGCAGCCTTTCACTGTAGCACCCGGCAATGTGAATGTGGCGTTCTCACAGGCCGTTGAGACCAACACCGCACAGCCTTTCACTATTAGCCAAGCCACCATAGTGCCGTTCTCGCAAGTGGTTGAGACTGACACCGCCCAGGCGTTTACTGTGGTACCGGGTAATGTGAATGTGGCGTTCTCGCAGATCATCGAGACTGATACCGCCAACGCTTTCACGGTTATCGGCGGTGGCGCACCGGTAGCTGCTGATAAACTAGCAGATCCGGGGACACCTGGGAGAGAGAGGGCCAGAACTAAGCCGAGGCAAAAGCATCCGGCATGGCGCGAAATGGAGGAGCGCCTCAAGCGGGAATATGAAACCAGTCGTGATGTGCAGGAAGTTACTGAAGTTGAGCTCGAGGACGAGCCTCCCGGTGATTACCTGCAGGTTCTTATTGGCAAGCGTGATCAGGTGCAGGATGATATCGACGCGATCGAGGATCGACTCGAAAATCTCGAAGCGATGCGATCAGCTGATAATGCTATTCAACTTGAAATTGAGCAAGATATCGAAACAGCGCAGCATTACCTGGACTTGGCGCTGGAGCGAGAGATAACCCAGGCCCGTTTGATTGCGGCGATCGAGGTCGCGATCATGTATTATTACTATTGAACCAGGAGAAACCAATGCAGCAAAATCAACCAAAGCTACCGCCGATCACCTATTTTGTGGTGCAACCCCATGTATTCCAGAAAGTGGTCAACAAGCTGAGTGAACTGCCCTACAACGCGGTATCGAACGTACTGCAGGATCTGATCGGTACCTCGAGGGCGATGTTCGGTGAGCCCCCAATTACAGCAAAGTTCCGGGGCCCCGGCGGGCAGGTGGTGACCGATCAGCCCGGAAACGGCGACGTCAAAGAGCCCGGGGCGCCCGTCGACGGTCTAGACCTTGACGATAAAGAAACTGGACAATCGGAAGATGGGAGCGCAGAATCATGAATGAGCGTACAGACCAGCCGTCTAAAGTCTCCACCAAGGAGGAGGTCCGACCTGCCGATGAGCATGTTGTGACGTCCGACACTGATTTCATTGTCGGATCCTTGCAGGCCCCTGAAACGCCCACCCCCGCCGCGTCCGACGACAACTCGGACCAAACGACCCAGGCCACGGCCGCCTCGGACGACAAACAGCAACAGCCTCACAAGCGCGATCGCAGTGCAGAGCGCAAGATTGGGAAATTAACTAAAAAACTTTCCAACCTTGAAACCTCTCGCACCGAGGACCGCCAGCAAATTGAGCGCCTACAAGGTGAACTGGAAACTTTGAAACAGTCCACGGCCGCGGCTAGTCCGGAGCCAGAACTGAAAGATTTCGCTTCACCGCAGGAATATGCGAAAGCATTTTCTAAGTGGGAAACCGGCCAGAAAGCCGCGTCCTCAAAAAAACCTGCTGACACCAGTACCCAACAGGGTACTCGGGATCCCAATGCGCACGCACAGCACGACAACCCTGGCAAGACCGAACCCGATAAGGAAGTGATTGACTTCCAGTCTCGGGGTAAGAAAAAGCTAGGCGACGAGTTCAGTGAGGCACTAGAGATCCAAAACACCGCTGTCGATACTGATATGGCTGATTTTTTAGTCGATTCAGATTTCGGCCCGGAGATTTACGTGCACCTGGCCAACAACCAGGAAGAAGCGCGCAAGATCTTCGACTCGGGAAGCCGCCGTAAAATGGCAGCCCTCGAAGCGCTGGAAGTCAAAGCGAAAGCGGGTGATCTCGACATCGAGGGGCAGGTCATCGTTGAAACTGGCGATAAGGGCCCGGCCACTGGTGGCAAGAAAACAAGCAAGCTAGGCGCGCAGGATAATGATGATCCGGACGGCAAGCCTGCTGCTAAAGAAACAAAGGCGGAAGATCCGCCGGATACCCGGGGCGGAGGCAATGCACCGCTGAAGCCGGATCCGAATACCGAATCGATGGACGATTATGCAATCCGGCGCCAGAGAGAACTACGTCAGGCGAGGGGTTTACCGACTTAACGAGGGCCGATGTAGTTGGCCCGCTGATTGGAGGCAATCATGGCCAATACATTAATCAACCCGAGCATCATCGCCAAGGAGGCGCTGTTCCATCTTGAGAACAACGTCATCATGGCGCAAAAGGTGCATCGCCAGTACAAGCGAGAGTTTGTCAAAATCGGTGACTCAGTCACCATTCGTAAGCCGGTTAAATTCATTGTCACCGATGGTGCTACCCGGTCCAACCAGGATGTTATCGAGGAAACTACCTCGATCGTCATCAACCAGCGCAAGCATGTCTCCTGGAACTTCTCAACTCAGGATCTAACCCTGACGATCGAGGAGTATGCCGAGCGCTACATCAAGCCGGCCATGATTGTGCTGGCGAACAACGTCGACCGCGCATTGTGTCTTGAAGGTTCCAACGAGTTTTTCAACTCGACTGGTACGCCTGGAACAACCCCTGCAGATTTCGCGGTCCTGGGTGATACTGGGCAAAAAATGGATGAGGAACCAGTACCGGATGATGGCCTGCGGACCTTGGTGTTGGATCCTGCCGGCCGATGGGGCCTGGCTAATGGCATGGGTGGCACTGGATCTGGCGGCATCTTCAACGCTGAGATTGTGCACGGAATGGTTCGACGTGGCCGCCTGGGTGAAATCGCGAATTTTGAGATCTTCGGTGATCAGAATATCGTCAGCCATACCGTCGGCACTCATTCAGGTTCGCCACTGGTTAATGATGCCGCATTCGCAAACGATACCGACGTGGTGGCGTTCGATGGCATGGTAGGCACAGTGGTAGGTGTCTTCAAGAAGGGTGATGTTTTTACTATTGATGCCGTGAACAGCGTTAACGATGTGTCCAAGCAAGATTCTGGTCAACTGCAGCAATTCGTTGTTCAGTCTGATGTTAACTCATCATCAGGTGGTGGATCTGTAACCGTGTTTCCGGATCTGAACGACGGAAGTACTCCCAGCACCGCAGCATTTCAGACAGTTACCGCGCTGCCTATCAACAATGCCCCCATTACCATCCGCGGTGTCTCGGCCGTCGCTTACCCGCAAAACCTGGCATTCCATATGAATGCCCTGGCGCTGGTAACGGTTCCACTGGAATTGCCTGATTCGGCAGTCTTCAAGGCGCGCGCTGATTGGCGTGGTTACTCGATTCGAGTTATCAAGGATTACGATATCGACTCGGACGAGGAAATCATCCGTCTGGACATCCTGTACGGGGTCAAGGCAATATACCGTGAGCTCGGCTGCCGCCTCTGGGGTTAATCCAGAGTCGTGGCAAACCAGCTGATCAATAGCGTCGCTGGCACTGAGTCGGCGACATTTATGCCCACCAATCAGGAGAAATCTATGAACCAACGAAAAGAGGCGCCGGTTGAGCGCTGCTTCCTTTATTCTCTCGCGTACCCAGCCGGCAAGATATTCACCGGAGCTGAGGCAATCGAGAAAGCCCTGGAGGGGGAGTGGAAAGATACTCCACCACCCGCCGAACTGCTCGCACAGACCGCCCAGGCGGACGCTGATACCGGGAGCGCATTACAGGAATTGAGCGAAGCCAACCAGGCTTTGGTCAAGGAACTGGAAACCGCCACCAGCGAACTGCAAGCAGCCAATCAACGTGCTGATGACGCCGAGGCCAAGCTGGTCGAAGCTGAAAAACAGCTGGCCGCTCCGGAACATAAAATAGCGGCCGCCGTGAAAGGTAGCAAGGATGCTAGCAAGTGAGCTCATATCGCGGTCACTGCGATTAATCAATGAACCCGGGCGAGGGGCAACTCTCGACCCGGCGGATCAGAGCGACGCGCTCACAGCGCTGATCGAGGTCCTCGACAGCGAAAGCGTCTCAAAACAATTTATTCCCGGGGTCTCCCGGCATTTCTACTCGATGATTTCCGGCAAGTCGATCTATACCTATGGCGCTGGATCAGGTGCTGACCTGCGCTCTGATGATTTTGGCAGCTTGCGATCGGGCCTCGGGGATCCGGCGCCGGTCACGATCGAGTTCGCCTTTATTCGTTCGGGTACGGTCATTAATGATAACGAGATAGTCGACGAGTTTCGTTTCGAGGCCACGGGTACCTGGTCCCTCGATTCGGATCCGGACGTGAAGATCGTCAATAATCAGTTTTCGGTTGAACAGCCAGCCGGCGCAACTGCATCAAGCCAGGTGCTGGTTGGGCTGACGGCCGGCCGTGACTATGTACTGCGGGTTGATGCCGAAGTATTTAACGGTGATATCGATATCCAGCTGCGCGACAGTGCCGCGGCATTTCAAACTTTTACGATCGATTCATCCGGTTTCTTTGATTTTGTTTTTACCTGGCCATCGGTCGTGGCGCCAGACATTAACCTGGTCACGGATCTGGCTACCGATGATATCCGATTCAATTCAATATCATTGATCGAAGAAGGCAAGCGCGATCGGCTCGAGCTCCCTGACTCTCGAGGATCTGATTACACCATCAGGATCATTGATCAAACGCAATACAATCGCCGGTTCACTAAAGGCACAGGCGGCCGTCCGTATCAGCTTTTTTATAATCGCGCATTCGACGAGATAGGGGAGCTCCGATTTGATAACTCAGCGATCACTGGGGATATTTTGGTGCTGAATGTCCTGACCAATCGCGCAGCAATACGCACTGTCAACGACACCATCAGGCTAAACCCGGAGGGGATTAAGTGGCTGCGTTATGCGCTGGCCGATCACATAGCGCCGGAGTATGGAAAGGAATTAACGCGCCGCCAAATCATTGTCATGAATACAGCCTGGGACTTGCTCGCTGCGTCCAATACCCGGATCAATACCCTGGGTGTTGATCGGGCACTGCGCAACCGGCCAACTTTCGATATTAACAGGGGAGATCCTTAGACATGGGCCTCAGGAATATAATTGCAAAGCGCGACCAAACGCAAACCTCACTTGGCAATCCCCTGGCCGGCGGGCTGGTTTTTCTGTATGAGCCTGGTACCACGACGTTTATTCAGTCCTTTTCAAATTTCGAACTGACGACAGCGCACGAGTCGCCGGTCAAGCTGTCCGGATCCGGTCGCGCGAATATCTGGATTAACCAAGATTGTGATATTCGCATCGAGGACCGCAATGGCAACCTGATTCTGACCGAGGATAATGCCAACCCTGATGGATTGACCTCGAGCGATGATGGTACCAATTTAATTTCGAATCCTAGCTTTGAAAGCGACACCGATGCTGATGGCACCCCAGATTCCTGGACGCTGGTCAATGATCCGGCATCCACCAACGCCCGCGATACCAGTGAATCAACGGATGGTGCGGCCTCATTTCGATTTACTTCGGCAGGATCCGGCGGCGGCACACTGACGACCACTAACTTTTTCCCGGTTAATGGCGTTGACAATCTGCAGGTAAATTTCGATATTCGCTCAACTGATGCAACAGTCAAGAATATTGTCCGGGTTGAGTGGTATGACATTAGCCAGGTAGCAATATCTAATACTGATGTCTATGACTCAGTTACGAATCCAACGGCATTCGAGAGTCAGAAAATAGCAGCGATCCCACCAGCTACAGCACGATTTGCCAAAATTAAATTAATCGGTATTGATCCGTCAGTTGTAAAAACTGGATCCACTTTTTTCGATAATCTCAATGTTTTCTACCCGATAACCTCGTCTGGGATCTTCGATAATGTCACGATCCAGAATAACGAAATCATCACCACTAATGTTGACGGGGACCTGGAGCTGAACCCGAACGGGGTCGGTAGTGTGAAGGTTAAGAATGATCTTGATGTTGTCGGCGATGTTTTAACCGATGCGACCCTTAAACCTTTGGGTGACACTGCATCTGGTGATGCTGCTGCTGTGGGTTACACGGCCACCAGAGGTATTATTATACAAGGTCAGGGGTCGCTTAATGATGTAACGATTAAAAATGATGCGAGTGCTGCGGTAATTCAAATACCAACAGGAACCACAACGGTAAAATTCACCACCGGAATATCAGTGGGTGCGGCTACAGCGCAAGCGGGCGGGGTGGCATTTCCTGCAACCGCAGTAGCGGTATCAGACGTAAATACACTAGATGATTATGAGGAGGGGACATTTACCCCTGTTACCTCCCCCCCAGCTACTTCATATACGGTTCAAGGAGGCGATAACACTAAAATTGGAGACCGGGTATATTTTAATATTTCCTTAGTTATTAATCTTATTGGTTCTGGTGGCACTACCACTATCGGTGGTTTGCCTTTTACCATTGGTGGAAATACGCACATTTCTGCAGTTAGAGCAACAACAAGTGCTACTAGCATCGTATCTATTACTGCCCGATTGCCCGCAAGCGGCAATGTTATTAATTTAAGAAGTAGAACAGCCGCATCCGCTAGTGATGGTTCAAATGCAATATTTCAAGACTCAACAACGGTTGAGGTATCAGGATTTTACGGAGTATAAAAATGCAAGCAATCGTAATATGTATAGGAACTGATCGCCACAATGGTGTTCGGGCTCGACTATCTTTAATCCACTATGACGATGATGGCGAAGAACTATCCGAGCAATACCACTCTGTCGCGCTAATGCCCGGTGATGACACCAACCAGGCGCGCAAAGCTGTTGAAGATCATATAGGTACCAAGCGCGGTGGTGTTGCTGGCGCGCCTTGGCCAACAATTCCAGATAAAGAATGGTCGAAAGTCGAACTGATGTGTAAACTTCTGCACACACCTGAACTTATTGCTGCGCGCCAGGTTGTTTTGGATGCAGAGGCAGCAGCGAAAGAACCCGCCGACTAGTAGGCGCCTGGTGTTGTAATGGCAAAGCGAGTCCAGATCCCATTTGTCGGCCAGCAATCGGTGAGCCGATCTGTCCTGGTGAATAACCAGGAAACCGTTAATTTCATGAATGCAATCAAGGGATCAGGTGCGAAGGCGCCTATAGTCCTCGAGACAGCGCCTGGCCTGGTGGATCTCGGCTCCTCTGTCATCGGCAACGGACCGCTGCGATCGCCGCAGATGGTGAACTCGAAAATACGTGCTGCTGCTGTTGTTGGTGATCTCTATGGCGTATTTGGTGATCGCCTGATTCAGCAGACCAATGATATCGGGAATATCGACGTAGGTACCCTGAACAGCACCGGGGATTCCGGCACTGTGCGGATGGCTCGAGGCCGCAGCCATATCATGATGGTGGATGGCACCGACGGCTATACCTATGACGGCACCACGTTTGCGCAGATCACGGATCCGGACTTCCCGTCAAACCCCACGCACTGCATTTATATCGACGGCTTCTTTGTCGTTAACGATGCAGATACAGATAATTTCTTTATTTCGGCAGTCGAGGATCCGACCGACTGGAACGCGCTTGATTTTGAGGCCGCCGCGGTGGCGCCGGATGCCGCGCTGGCTCTGGCAGCGACTGAGTCAATATTGTGGATTATCGGCGATGAGACCGCACAGGGTTACTACAATGACGGCAATCCCGATTTCCCCTATACCATTATTCTAAGTGCTACCCAGGAAGTCGGGATACTGGCGCCACAGTCGATCGCTGAATCCGATGACGGTATTTTCTACCTGGCAACAACGCCAGAAGGCGGCCGGTTTGTTTATCGGATACGGGGAACCCAGGGGCAGGTCATCAGTCAAGATGAGCAGGAGTCGTTTCTAACGGATATCACAGATCCGTCTGACGCCTATGGCTTCATTTACAAGCAAGCTGGCAAATCATTTTATGTGCTTCAGCTTGGCGCTAGTACGGGCAACGACCCGCGGCCCAGTAATACGATGCTTTTTAACATCAAAGCGGCGGCCTGGGAGAGGCGAGAAATCAATGACGGCAGCGCCTGGCGCGCAGCTGGCCATGGCATTCTCGGCGGTGACAATATCGTAGGCTCGAGACTTCAGGCGCAGTCCCTTCGGCTAGATCTTAATAACTTTCAGGATGCTGGCCAGGAAATGATCCGCCGTCGGCGATCACAGATCCTTCATCACAATAATTATACGTTGACATTTTGGTCCCTGGTCATTGACGTTGAAGGCGGTATCGGTACACCAGAAACCCCGAATCCCATTATAAAAATGCGTTATTCAGACGATGGTGGCGTAACCTGGTCCAGTTGGCTCGAAGCTCCGGTCGGTGCTGCGGGCGCGACTCGTACCCGTGTCAAATATAGCAAACTCGGATCCAGCCGGAACCGGGTATTTGAAATCGAATTTTCTGGTGCCAATAACCTGACCATCGTGGGCGCCTATGCGGTCGTGGTAGCCGCAGCAGACTGATGTCTCGATCCATCGAACCCTATCTCAACCCACCCGTTGACCGGGCAGAAAAGCCTGCCAGCGAGCGTTTGCCTGACCGGTTTTTGCGCTGGATTGAAGTACTCCGGATCCGCATTAAGAGCATCCCTTGTTTTACCATGTCGGCGGGATCGCCGGAGGGTGTGATTGCTGGCCAGAAAGGTGATCGGTATTTCGACATCACTGCGCTGGTCTATTATACTAAAATCACAGATACGGGTAATGCAGGCTGGTTGATGGAGGCAAACAATTACGATTTACTGGTAGCAAGGGGCCTGGTTGATGGTGTGGCCGGGGTCAATAAGTTTGGCCGCTGCGAGGATAACGTCGATACCAATATAGATACTGATATCTGGTCAGGCGCTAATGCCGCTGCCGGGGTTAAGGTCTTTATCGCGCCGACACAAGCTAGATCACATACAGTCGTTTCAAGCAGCCCTAATGATACCGCTGGCGGGACTGGTGCGGAGACCATTAAAATCAGCGGACTCCCTGATTGGGATACGCCCGAAGTGAGCGAAATCGTTGCGCTTGATGGTCTAACTCCGGTAGATTTGGCAAATGATTATGTGATCATCAATCGTGGAATGTGTGACTATGGCGCTAACGCGATTGGGCCTGGAAACGCGGGGGTTATTACTGCGACGGCCGCGGTGGATTTAACTCTTTCACTTCGAATAGAAATAGGTCAAGGCCAAACACACCAGGTTATTTTCGGCTTTCCCAGCACTCAAAAACTTTACATCAATGATATGTACGGATCAGTCAATCGCGCCCAGGCGGGGGCGGTTAATGTTCAGCTGTTGGTTAATGATAATCCACAGATTCAGTTGAAGGCATTTACGGTAAGGACGACTTACGCGTCAAACAGTTCGGGTGAAACGCTACCAACGAGAGCATTCGGCCCACCGATAGAAATTATGGGACCGGGCATAGTGAAAATAAGGGGCTCTGGATCAGTTCCCAATATGGACGTATCCGCTGGTTTCGCAGGATATTTAATCGATAATTAATATTTAGTGGTACACTCCAATCGCCTAGATCATTGACTCGTCGCCATAAGCGGCTGCCCCGGGCATGAAATATATAATATATTATATACCGACCCGAGGGCATGATGTTCTACGAGCAGTCTGATTTTCTATCCCCCAAAGCCTTTAAACAACTGCTTGCTGCCGCCCAAAGCAGTGAATTTAACGACGTGGCCAACCCGATCGACGGCATTGTATATCCATTGATATCCCTCGATATCCCGGACCTGGTTCGAAAGGAAATTGAATTCCTAACTAAAACGCCCGTCAAAATGTTGTTCATGCGTCGTAGTCCGAAAGGCGTCCATTGCCCCAACCCGTACCACCACGATGGCAGCCACGGCCGTACCAGCTTTATGCTGTATCTGAACGAGAGCGAGGGATCCGGTACCGCATTTGTCAGACACCGACCCACCGGCGCAGCCTATGCGCCAGAAATAGAATCGATCGCGCAACACTTGCGTGATGATACGGCCCTCTTCAATGCCTGGGAGCTGGTGGGATTTTGTGAAGCCAAACCGAATAAGGCCTGCATGTTTAATGCTGAGTTGTTACATGCCGCCTATCCGCTCGGTGGCCATGGCGAAGGAGAGGGCGCTCGGTGCGTCCTGACAGCTTTTTTTGATTAGGCCAGCCACAGAGCTGGATTACCCGGCGATCATAGCGATGAGCCGGCAATTCTGGAAACTGATGCCGTATTCAGAACCGCATGACGATGAGCACGTGCTGGTCATGGTGGAACTGGCGGCCGAGCAGCGATTGTTATTTGTCGTCGACATCGATAACCAGGCTGTCGGTTTCATTGCAGGAATTATCTCGCCATTATTGGCCAGCTCTGCAGCGCACCAGGTGACGGAAATCGGTTTATGGATCAACCCAGCGCAGCGCGGGCGCTATGGGATGGCATTAATTAACATCCTTGAAAAAGGCGCGGAAGCGATCGGCGCAAAATATATGAACATGATCGCGATGGAATCGAGTGCTCCGGAGGTCGCTGAGGCGATCTATGCCCGACGTGGGTACTGGAAGCTCGAGACCGTTTACACCAAAGTATTAGGAGAATGATATGGCTGCAGTGACCGCTGTCGTCGCCGCGTCTGTAGTGAAAGCCTACAGTGTCAAGAAAGCTGCCGATGCAGCAGAAACATCAACCCAGGGCGGGGTGGATAAAGCTGTCGGTGCGATCGACATCTCTATGGAAAAACAGATTGAGTCGCTCACCAAGCAATTTGAATACCAGCAAGAAATCCTGCAGCCTCAAATGGAGCGTCAGTTTGGCGCCCAGGAAAGGTATCACGATTTGCTCGGGCTCGGGGACCAGGATCCGTCAGAGGTATTCGAGGGCACTCCCGGGTACGAGTTTCAGCGTGAGGAAATGGATCGCCAGCTTGAACGGGTTGGATCTGCCGGCGGGCCCAACATCGGAGGCCGGGCGATCATGGAGGCTCAACGCCGTGCACAAGGGCTGGCATCCGATGATTATTACAATTATCTCGATGCTGTCTCGAGAGAGGCTCAATTCGGTGGTGGTCCCGCGGCCAATGTGGTTGCAACGTCAGATGTTTACGGTCGCAATGTCGCCAGCACCTATCGGAACCAGGGTAATAGACTGGCCGCCATTCACACCCGACAGGGTGAAAATCTGGCTGAGATCGAATCGAATAAATACGCCGGGTATAACAATGCGATCCAGCAGGGCTTTACCAATTACATCGCCCAAAGAGAAGGAGGTTGATCATGGCTTTTAATGACCCGAGTAAATTCCAATCCTTTGACTATGGTGACGCCATTAAGACAGGGCAGAACATTTCCTTTAATCGTATGCGCAACGACGCCATGGCTGACCAACAAACCGAGCGCAAGGACATGCTGAGAAATCGGAAAAAAGCGCAGGATTTACGATCCATGTATGATCGAATGCCGGATCAAATCGCCGCACTTGAGCGAGAGAATATGTTCAAGGAGGCCGACGAGCTGCGCGACAATTATATTGAGACTCGCAAAACTGAGGTCGACCTGTTGACCGCCATGCGGCCCAATATCAACGCGGATAATTATAAGCAGTTCCGCCAGGAGCTTCTCCAGGCTGGGGCTGTGACGCCTGAAATGATGCCGGTCGAGTATTCAGATAAGTGGTTTCGGAGTGAAATCGACAAGCGCAAGCAGTCTTTAACTAAATTCACCGTGCAGTCACATGAAAACGGAGCGCTGATGGCGCGAGATTATGTGCAGCAAAATGGACAGATTGACTGGGATCTGACCGGCGCATGGTATGAAAAAAAGGACGATAAGAAGGGCAAAGGTGGCGCCGGTGGGAAAGGTGGTTTCAAGGCAGCCGATGCCAGCCAGATCGGAAAACAGATCGAGCGCTTGTTCGGTGGCTTCTACGATCCACAAACCGGGCAATTGAAAGGCCTGGATCCGAGCGTGGCACCGCGGGTCCAGTCGATCCAGGAAGAAGCGGAATTGATATACACCCAGGGTGGTGGTGCAATCACGCACGGGGTGGCAGTGACTCAGGCCGCTCGTAAACTCGGAATCAACATCGAGAATTACCGCAACAAAGCAGCCTCGGATCCACTAAGCCTGCGCCAGTAATCATGGCAACCAGGCTGCAAGATTTTCGGGAGCAATACCCGCAGTATTCGGATATGGACGACGAGGATCTGGCCGAATCGCTGCGCCAGCGCTATTACTCCGACATGCCTGTTGATACCTATCGTGAGTCGATGGGGCTTGGGCCGTCGGTTTGGAATGAATATCCGAAGGATCCTGCAGGGTTCAGCATCGACCCGACTAGGCCATCAATTAAAAATCCAGATGGTAGCATGTCGACCGAGCGCACGGTCACGGTAGAATTTGATGGGCGCCAGATAAATATCCCGAGCATTGTTGACGGCAAAGCCTACGATTACAATGATCCGGCACAGATGGATTTTATCATCCAGGATGCACGCAAGAAAATGCGGCAAGGCTGGAAATTTCCAAACTTTGCCACGGTCGATGAAGCTGTTGCTGCAGCGAAGCAACGTAGTGCCGGGATCCGGCCGGCGCGTAATCAATGGGAAGCTGATCATAAGCCGAGTGTGTGGGACCGGGTGAGCTCCTTGTGGGAGAAAACCGAGCAAAAGTCAGACAATGTGCTCGAGCCTGCAGTATCGCCCCGGGTCGATTTCGAAACCGATGATGAAACTCGCGAAGCAATCAAAGCCGAAACCGACACAGGTTATTCGCAACCTCTCAGTGGTCGCAGTAAATTCAAACGATTCAATGATAAATCCATTGCCACGATATCGCCCGAGGCGGAGAGCAAGACCGAACCTCGAGCGCTACTGCGCGATCAGCTGTTTGCCGGCTTTGATGAAATGCGCGCTAACCGGGCAACCACTGACTTTTTGGCAGCGAGCCAGGAATACCGAAGCGCAGAAGCGATCGCCACCGGTGAGCTGACTCAGGGCGGGTATCCCAATACAGGTGCAACCGGCGCCGAAATCGATAAGCGGATCCGGGCAGCGCATGCTAAATATGGCGACCAGAGCCAAAGCGCTGCGGCAATGGCTGATATTCAACGTGATATTGATTTGGTGCGCACGGAACAGGTTCAGCGCATGCAGCAGGCGATCGATAAATCCACAGAGCTGCGTGGCCGTGCATCCCAGGTGCCCTACCACAAAGAAACTCGCGAGATGCTCGAGGCCGAAACATTCGGTGAGGGTATCAGCGAATTCATGGACGACCCCGTGATGATTATCGCCGAGACCAGTTTGCGATCGCTGCCGAATATGGCCGAGGCAATCCCGCTCGCAGTCGGTGGTGCGATCGTGGCCGGTCCTTATGGTTTCGCTGCAGGCATGGGTACTGGGGCCGCGATGGTGGAATACCGTGCAGCCTTTGCCCAATACCTACAAACCCAGGGCGTGGATCTCACGGACGCGCAATCGATGGTCACCGCTGGCATGAATGATGATCTCATGCGACAGGCCCGCGAGTACGCCGGTACGCGCTCTAGTGTGATAGGCACGTTTGCAGCAATATCAGGCGGCATTGCCACCAAACCCCTGACCCCATTTGTCAAAAACATTGTCGGTCGAGAGTTATCGAATATCGGCGCTCAGATCGTGGCTCAGGCCAGCCTCGAGGGAACTGGTGAAGCCCTGGCCCAAGTGGCCACAGGTGAGGACATTGCCCCGGGTGAGGTCATGGCTGAAATGACTGGATCTCTGATCAGTGCGCCGATCGAGGTAGGGGCTGCAGCTGTGACTGGGGTGCGCGCGCAATCACAACAGGCCCAAGTTGCGCGCATTGAGAGTGAGGTCAACGAGATACTGGGTCGTGGCGATTTTTATGAACCACCGACTACGGCGCCTGACGAGACGATTACACCAGCACCAGAGCCGGACCAGGTTCCACGTGAAACAGCGGGCCCGCCAGGCCCGGATCTCGACGACGGGACCATGCCACCGGATATTGATTTCCCGACTGGCGAGGTCGATGACGGCACCATACCCGGCGATGTTGATTTTCCACCTGACGACACGATCGAGCGCGAGGACGTGGTTGAGTATTTCGATCAGCGCTTGAAACGGAATTTTTACCGGGAACACTTGCAGGGTATGGCAAACGAGCTCGTATACGGCGGGGAAGTGACCTACCTGCGCGACGAAAACGATAAGATTATCGGGCGTACACCATCGCTTGATCCAGAATGGTTTCAATTTATGAGCCAGGATCCGGAGTACAGCATGAGCACCGACCAGGTGAAAAATGCGGTAACCAAAGCGATCACCGGTAAAAAACTGGGGGTTCGCCAGCAAAGGGTGGTTCAGGCCATGATCGATATCGTAACTGACCAGCGGCTGGCTGAGGTTGACTACGCAAGGCAGGAGCTTGAGGCGGCTCGTAAACGCCGTTCTGAGCGACGATCTGCAGAAGGTATGCAACCTGACGCTGATGCGGAGATTGCAGGAGAGCGCTACAGCGAGGACGAGTACAGCCCTGAAATGAGCGCTGATAGCCGAATCATCTTTGAATTGATGGAGTCGGCGGTTGAAATGGGTGTTGATGAGGGTATCCTCGAAGGCCTGGCCATTAAAATTGAAGACAACCAGGCGCTGATGACAGCCCTGGAAGGAGTGATTGATGAACACAGACGCACGGCTCGCCCTGCGACAGCTGAAGCGCAACCGCCGACTAGGCCGGATCCCGACGCTGAAACCGCAGATATCTTCGGAGACAACACCGAATCAGCGCAAGCGATCGCGGACGAGATCCGACGACGTGACACCGCACGTGATGCCGGCCAGGAATCAGTAGAAACCGGGGATCCCGGAGATCTGTTCAGCGATGCCCAGCGCCAAGTCGATATCGATGATGCTGTACCCGGCGCCATGCCGGGCGTTTACGACCACGCCAAGCACGTATCAGAAGTATTAACCGGCAAAAAAACACTACACAGGAAAGGAAACAGGCAAGGGCGCTGGTGGTCTAATACCCAAAAATACACCAATCTTTATAAGGATACGGGCGAGGGGGGGCCACAGACAATCGAAGTAGATCTTGATCAGCTGAATATCCTGGACACGCTGAATAACAATAGTGATTTTTTAAATAATCTTGATAATAACGAAATCGATATTGAGCTCAAAAAGCGTGGTTATGACGGGTGGTTGGGAGATAGTGAGCTAGA